CAGCGTTCTTTTCTGCTAATCCCCTAAAAGCTTTGCTGATAATATCGCCATTCGGAAGGGTTAATTTCGATCCCATCTTTGCGGTTAAATTAAAACTTCCCTGCGCTTTTCTTAATCCGTCAACACCCTTAACCGCTGCCTGTAAATCATCACTAAGAACGTTTGCATTTATATCAGTTGCTTTATTTTTAACAACGGCCTCGGCAAACTTTGGAGACACTTCAACAGAACGAACCGACGAACGCATCCCCGCAGGTAAAACTTTTTTTAATTGTTCTTCTACAAATTCAGATTGAAGCTTTGCAACACCATCAAGATTTTTTATTAATTCCTTTGAACTACTATTCGACCAACCTTCAAGACTCTTTTTTGTCTGAGCTAATAACGAACGTAAACGAGCCGCCGTATATTTGGGTTGGCTTGCTTTTGGCAGTCTTTCTATTGCTTCAAGCTTTCGAACCGAATCAAGAATGATCCGGTTGTAAGACTGCATCAATTCTTTTGAAACTTTATTTTCAAACCGATTTAAGTCGAGCGAATTTCGAAAGTAAGTTTCTGGAATTAGATCAGAATAAGGAACCTCGGCCCCGACTTTTCCACGGTCAACAGTTCCGAAAATAGGCGGTTTTATTTTAGGAGCCATTTATTTTAATCTTCCTGTTCGACGTCTTCAGGCTCGGCAGATTCCTCTTCTTCATCTTCGTTAGCTTCAGGAATTGGCGCTTCTTCCATTGCTGTTAATCCTTCTTGTTGGACGGCCAACAATTCTTCTTCAATTTCAAAATCATCGCCCAACACTTCACCCGCTTCCAATTGCTTCAATAAAGTTTCCTGTGTAATCGCCCCGCTTGTCCATAGCTCCTTAAGACTGTTGATTTCTTGAGGGTCTAAACGTGAACCGAGGAAGTCCCGATTGACGAAACAATTGCCAGACTGCGAAAGGTTTAAATACTTCGCGTGATACATGAGACAGTTATCAATTAAATCCTGTAGCTGTTGTGCAACTACCTTCATCGTGCTATCGCCTTGTGATCTATCTATTTCTTTTGACCTTGCTGTTTCTGCCGATGCTTTTAATTTAGTTCCCAGAATTGCCGCCATGCCCAACTCGTTTATTTGCTTTTCGATTCGATCTAATTGCGTGAATTGTGCATCAAAAGACTTTCCTTCTGGTTCAATAAAACGCGCATCTGAATCAGTTGGAAGGCTTAACGCTTCACTTGGTCCCGCGCTTACTTCTTCCGCACTTTGAGGGAATCCAAAAAACGCCAACATTGGAACCGCTGAAATATGGAGCTGGTTCGAGACATCAGAACCATTTTGATACGAGAGAACGTTAAGTTGAGCGATGTCTCCGAGGGGTGGACGCGACTCCATAAAATTAACCCTGTTGGAATAAGCAACAGAAAAAGGAATTTCAGAAAGGCTTGTTGTTCCTTCATCGTGCAAAGTGAACTCACCCTGTTTATTTCTTCTGTGAATCTCAAAAGCGCCCGGAGTTAAGAGACGAACTTGCTCAACGGTGTTTTCTGAATATTCACCATCAGGCTCAACGACCTTTTCCAAGAGTCTTAATTGTGTAAATTTGCGAGCGCCGTCAATAATTTCTGAACGCCATCCAAGAATTTCCCGAGGGCTATATGTCACCCAATAAGGACGCCCGCCATTCTTGTCGGCCTCAACCAAAACGCCAGCATGTCCATAGCGAATAATCGTCCTCGCGCAGGTGTAAGCCCAAACTGAAAGCCCGTTAGATTGCAAGTCAATATCAAATAAATCTTCTGTTATTCGCGGCGGTACGTCATTCGTTCGAATCGGCTTTCTGATCAACATCCCCGCTAATAGCTTTTCTATTCGTTCGTAATAAGGAGGACAAACAGAACGGCTCAATCTACGGTCGTAACTTCTTTCGTCCTCGCGCTCCATTTGTGGCAAATATTTCCGATGCTTCGCCCTGATGCCCTGCGAACCTGTTAGCAAATCTTCAATGACTTCCCAATAAACTTCTTGATCTAAATAAGCCTGACAAGGCTGTTCGATTCCTCCGTCATTGGGCTGTCTTCTATGCTCGTAAATGTTGTAACCGCTATACACTGGTTAATCCTCTGGACGTTATGAACATCATCTTAATTGTACTCATCAATAAATCCTAATACCTGTTGATTTTCCTGCGTTTAGATGTAAAGGATTGAAGCGCCTCCAAATGATATACCCCAAAGCATCGGCGTAATGATCGTGTCCTGAATCCTTACTTGGTTGGCCTTTGTCGTCGTAACTTTGCAGCTCTAAGGACTTGATCATTTCTTTACATCGCGGGTGAATATGGAAACGAATTTGTCCCTTACCATTTTCCAACAATGCTTGAACAGCATTAACACGGTCAGCAATAGCCGGATTCGACGCCCCGGATTGGTTATATATTTTGTAGTTGCCGAGAATTTGGATGTCGGTCTTGCTGGAATTAGTAGATCTTGCTCCGCCGCTTGCGTCAGGGTATCCGTAAACCGTGGCTCGGGGAAATTTCGCCCGGATAGTTTTTCCCAATTCGTCGGTGTCATATGCTCTAATCTCATCGAAAATATAAAGTTCTTCGTTTTTAATAACGCCCAAGATTCCGGACATTTTGCCGATATTAAAGTCGATCCCGACGTGAATTATTTCATTTGTTAAGTCGGGTATCTCGGTTGTTAAATGTTTTTCTCTGTCAAATCTTGTGTAGACACAACCTTGAGTGATGTTTACAAACTCCCCGAGAAGATAACTTTTTAAAAGAGCTGGTTCATAGTTGGCCTCTAAGCGGTCGATGAAGTCTTTCGGAAGGTGCTTGTTCTCATAAGTGGTCATCTTGACAAGCTTCCGATCTGTTCGCGCTTGTGCTTCTTCTGTCCCGAAAGTGTTATAGAAAAACCTGAAACCTTCAGGAGTTGAAGCGGCTGCAAATTGTCTTACATTTCCATCCCTTAAACGTGCAAGGATTCGAGGAAAGGCCATCTGGCAGGTTGCCTCTGCTACAACGTCCAACTCGTCGCAAATTACATGCGAAAGATTTAAACCAACGATCCGATTGTAATTTTCAAAAGACCGACAAAGTAACGTCGTCGGCTTTTCTAAGTGCAAAGTATATTCAGGCAACGGTGACGCCCTGAAGCTGTAAGAAATTCCATATTGCTCTAAAAATTCATTAAAGCCCCGGATAAAAATATCACGCACAAGAACGTTAGTTGGTTCAAAAACGCACCCGGTAAATCCCATATTTAAGATTGCGAGCTGAACGCATTTCGCAAACAAGGCGAAACTTTTTCCCGATCCATAACCAGCACAAAGCCCAAGAATTTCTGTTGTTGTATCTTCAAAAAAACGAGCTTGGCCTGTATGAAGATCCGCTTCTATTCGTTTTAAAATATCGGCCGAACGTGTTGGATCTGGCGGAGTAATAAAATCAAAGACACTTTCTTTCTTACAGACCGATTCAATAAGGGAACTCATACAGACATTTCAAAGCGTAAGAGCTTGGCTTGAAGTTCTAAGGACTTCATAGCAACGAGAAGATTATTGTCTTCTGAGGCTCGGCGCTCGTAATCCTGAAGACGTGCTATTGCAGCGAGCAAGAACGCTGGTCTCTCCATTTCACAATCAATGGACTGAAGAACGCGAGCGCGTTGCAAATATTCTTCTGTCTGTCGAAGTGAAACCTTGAAATTTTCCGCGCAGTATCGGACGATTTGGGTTTTATTATGTCCGCGTAATAAAAGATCATAAACACGATGGACGCGCTTATCTATTTCGATATTAGTTGCTTTTTTTGCGGGCTTTTTCGCCATGCTGTCACTATAGACGGCACTGATTAAATTTGAAACAAACTGATTCTTATTAAGATTAAAAGGAAGGGAACGACGTCCGCGCTATAATTGACAGCCAATAGATAAAGATGTATACTAACTAAGTCAGCTCGTTACTGACATTTTTCAAAAAGAACCAACCGAACAACATGACCGACTCGTTTCAATTCTTATCCAAGTTGTTGGGAATGACCAACAGCACAAATGAAAATGAAAGCGCAGTTGCAGAAGCAAAACTTGAAGAGCAACTTTTAAAGCGCGGAATTACAAAAGACCAACTCGAAAAAAGAGTTGAAGAAGGGATTGAAGATCCAACATTAAAAGAGGCGATCAATTGGACATGGACAGACGAAAAAGGCCATCAGCATTTTTCAAGAGTCAAACCACATGAACAAATTATCGTTAGCGCTTGTGTTGATTTCTTCAATGGAAAATTAGTTATCGGACGCAGCTACAAAGGAAAATGCTTTGACATCTTCGCGACAAAAGGAAACAGAAAACAAATTGATTTGTATTATGCCTATTTAATCGAAGCATGTGAAAGAGCATTAAAAGAAGAACGGAAAGGAGTACGCGGCGGATTCGATGCAACATTCAATTCAAGCTTCAGAAAGAACTGGGCTTGGAAAATCCAAAGCAGATTAAACGAGATGAAAGAGACAGAAGAAAAAGACGGAAGGCGCGAAGTTAAGCAAGGCAAAAAGATCAACGTCAGAGCGATTCAAGTTCGAGGCAAAAATGAAATCGAACAAACAAAAGCGCTTTCATTAAGAGATCAAAAATATCCGAAATTGAGAAAAGGAACAGGATTCACAATCGGTGGAGCTGGAGCAAATGCAGGAAGACAAGCCGGAGCAAATGCAGGATTAGGCCGTCAGGTATCAGGAAGACAAACCCGGAGAATTGCAGGAGCATAGAAAAGTGATAAGGTCAGGGGACGGCTAGGGCTGTCCCTTGTACTTCGTGACAAGGCTCCCCCGAAGTCAACCGGTAAAAAGTTGACAGCCGTAAATCTTTTTTGAAGACCTCCTTGACAGGGGTCTTTTTTAATGTATACTAATAAAGCAAGTTCGTCACTTGCTGAACCAACCCGAACCGGAGTAAATTCCATGACAACAATCACCGCGAAGAACACCAAAGCTGAAATTCTTGCCGAGGCTCTTCCACTGATTGACGACCAAGCGGACAAGATTCAAACTCTCACCGAGAAATTGAACGCCGCCTTAATCCTTCTAGGAATCACAGCCGCAGCCGCAGCGATTTTCTGAAACACCCGCCCCTCATTCCGAGGGGCTTTTTTATTGACAGTCTGCCAAACCCCGCCAAGATGAGAAAGGACTAAAGGGAATCCAAACGCTCCGAATCTGCGCGGGGCGTTTTTTTTTGCGAATTAGTTGACACCTTTTAAAGTTGTATGTATACTAAAGGAGTAAGTCACCTACACGAACCACAATGGCTAAAAGATTCGTAACTGTCACCACTCCAGACGGCACAGTTCTAAAAAGACAAACCGCTAGAGAATACAGCCACGTTCTTGTCAGCAGAAAGAAGGAAGCCGATCTAGGCATTTCAATTTCTGGTAAACCTGTTAAGAGATGGGATGCTCACACTTGGATCGGACGCCCTGACCTTGTAGCCGCCAGAGTCAAAAGCTCTCACGGAGTTACAACAACAAAAACAGGGTTAATAAAAGAAAATGACTGGTACGAGTTTTTTCTACTCGAAACCGACAAGTGAACCACCCGGCCCCGAAAGGGGTCTTTTTTTTATGTGTTGACAACTTCCTTTCTTGTTTGTATACTAAAGAAGTCAGCGAACCAAACGAACCATGAACACTTTCTTCAATCGCTTCTTCGACGAAAAGAACCTAGAAAACAGGATCTACGAAGTAGCAGCCCCAAAAGGAACAATGAACTTTATCGAAACCGATATGGTCATTGCAAAGATCAAAACAACTCAGGGCGAAGAAGCTCAAAAGATCGAAACTGTTTTAAGAACAATCGATTTCAAAAACGGTAACGTTCACCATTTCTTAAACCACATCGCTCAGGCGATGGCGGTTGATTTCTAAACCTACAGGAACCCAAACAGTGAAAAACTTTTTTTTCTTTCTATGCGTCGCGGCGGTCTTCTATACCGCCCTTGACGGATCATTAACAAACATGACGAAAGCAGATTGTCAGGCGGGCATTTCAAAGGCTTGCGCGGAGCTAACAAAATGACTCTATCTAACGACCAATTAAAAAGGCTTTTAAAACTTGTTTTGGATGCCCGCACCAAATACGTCAATCGACTTGACGAAGAGATTCTTCAAAAACTAAGCATCGCATTTGTAGAAAGAACAATTGGAAAAGATTACGATCAGAAAAAAAGAGAACCTGTTTCGAAAGAACCTCTTTCGAAAGAGCCTGTTCAAAAAGAACCTGAAGCAAAAAATCTTTTTCGGGACTTTGACTGTATTTGGTCTACAAAAGAAACAGCAAAAAAATTGCATGTAACGCAATCAGACTTAAGGGCGCTACGTAATGCAAAAGAATTAAAAGAAGGATGGCATTACATGACAGGAAGATGGCCAAGACCTACAGCTATTTGGTACGACCTAAATCAAACTTGTAACCAGATACATGGAATTAGTTGGGATGATTTCAATAGCCCAAACTTTGATTTAAAGGCACATACAGAAAGACGAACAGCCCAAGCTTTTGAAGCGGCAAGAAGGAGGGCCAAGAAATGACCGTCGAACGATTCGCACCCGGAACGCTCGTAAGAAAGCGCCCACCCTGTCACCCTGATTCAACAATTGGAACTGTTATCAAGCACGAAATCTGGGAGCGCAAGCGCAGAGGAAAGTCAGAAACCCACAGAATTTCTTATTACGAAGTTCTCTGGAGGGGCAAAACACGGACCGATTGGCTACCTCAACAACGCATAAAAAAAGTCGAAGGAGTTTAAACCAATGACCCAAAAACAAGAACAAAACCAGATCAGGGCAATTAATCAGATTTGCTCTTTGATTGTTGGCGGTCGCGATGCTCGCGATACCGACATAATGAAAGATCGACCATTACAAAGAGTTGAGAAATGTTTAGAGCTGGCTTCACGTGAACAAGCCGAAACGGCTTCCGACCAAAACAATGACGCCGAAAAGTTTAGGAAGATTAAGCAAGTGTCAAGGAAGATCGACGCGCTAGGATCTCTACTTGTGCTTGCAAAACTTGTTGAGGAACAAATGCAAGACCGCGCAGCTATCGCGGAGAATGCTTACTTCCATGACGAATACTTCGAACAAACTGAAAAATTCAAACTATGAGAAAAGTCGATCGCCGTCGAACCAAAAAAGAAGACCCAACACGAACCCAATCCTTTAGAGACCGAATGACCAAACCTGCAATTCTTGGCCCCGGATTATTATCCAACGACGGAAGTTTTGAAGTGGATTTTTATCCCTATAAAAATTTAAGCGATCATTTTGTGAAGATCGTCCGCTTTCAAAATAGGACTGAATTTCGAATCAAAGTAAACGAACCAACAATGAAAGCCGAAGTTAAAAGACGATTAGAAAGCGAAGGCTTCAAACATATTCGGGACAATCGACACCCGATCAGTTGACAAGTTTATTTGGCGTTTGTATACTAAAGGAGTCAGTTACAGTGAACCACAATGAACGAAAATCAAACCGATTTAATTCTTTGGACAGGCGGATTTGGTTCGACGAACCACGTTATCTCAGCATGTAGCCCAAAAGGTTACAGAGGTCTCGAGGAACTAGCCGGACGAGGTACAACCAAAGTTACCTATCACGCAAGCGATTCTGGAAGGGCCGTTGGCTGGTTAAGAAATAACGGTTACAACGTTTTCTTCAAATCAAACTAAGAGCCAACAGGCTCTTTTTTTTTGACTG